TTAAAGAGCCTGGATAGGCTCCCAAGACCTCTACACCAGCTATCTTCTTACTTTGACAGCAAGGACATTCTTTAGGTCTTTTAGAAAAGTGCTTAGTTCCAAGTATTCCTATTTTAGAAACCATATCTTTCTTTTCTGGAAAACATATTAAATCGCCACATACGGTGAGTAAGATATCACTTTCATGTGGCGAATAATCACTAACTTGAACAAATTTTAAATCTTGTCTTTTATCTTTGCCCATAATTTATCATCTAGTTTAGTTTTTGTAGACTTAACTGCCCAATCACAAAGAGCGTGAATAAGATGCTTTTTCCATCCTGCTGGGAGTAATTTAGCGATAAATGATAATGCTACTTTCATAAGTTCTCCTATTATTTTTTAAACAACCAAGTAAATAGTGCTGAAAATACACCAAACACAACACTACCCATACCAAAAATTCTAGCTATAGATTTTTCATTCTTATTTATTCGACTATTTTGTTCTCTTAATAAAGACTTAATATCTCGAATATCACTTTTAGTAGAATTACTACTTTCTTTTAATCCTGCTAAAGTAGCTACTACAAACTCTCTATGCTCTTCTATACTAAACTTTCTTTTTGTCATCTTTTTCTTTCATCATTTCTTCAAGAAGCTCGATTGCTCCTTGTAATTTTAAATAAAGTTCTTTTGCTACTTGTTGTTGTTTCTTTAATTCTTCTAATTTTTTTTCCAAAGTATCTCCTAAAAGTCGCAAGGTGCAATAGAACCTGTTGTAACACCATTACTTCTTGCCCATGTTTTTGCTTTTTTAACTGCTTTCTCATATTCATTATCAAAGTATTGTGCCATTTGTAAGTTTAAATTCCTTGGGTCTGTATATCCTTGAGATATAGCTTTATCTACGATAGCATTATGATACATAGAAGGTATTTCTAATGTACCTACTTTATTACCACCATCCACAACACTTCCTCCAGAAATTAAATCAGGAGATAAATGTGCACTTCTAACTATTGCATGAACTCTTATTTGCAAGCCTGTTTCGGACACACTTTGAAATTGGCTAGTCTTATCATCTCTTGTAACAGCATTAGTAGATTTTTCTACTATGCCTAATCTCATGCCTTTACTTTCAATAGGATACCAATATCTTTCATTACTAGTTGAGCTTGGAGTTGCTAAAGCATTGTCAGCACCAGTGTACTCATCATCATCAATAAGTTGAGCTGCATTTTTTGTAACTAATCTAGGAATCAAAACATCATCAACCCATACATTTAATATTTTTAAAACAGCACCGCCAAACCCTTCTCCTTGCATAGCGTCAGCCTCTTCTATTTGGTTACCAAGCTGGTCAGTTGCAGCGCTTGCACTAGGATAATATCTTTGTCCAGCAGTTGTATCTCCTACATCTATATAATGTTTTAAAATCTCAGTTCTCATGCAAAAATCATCAGAAACTCTGTTAATTCGCATACAAGCTTCTTTTTCACCTATATGAGGATGATGTTGTTGAAGAAAGTCTATAAACTGTTGATGTTCCATTTAAGCTACCGAAGCTATTAATATTTCTAAATCACAAGCTGCAGTATCAGCCTGAGCTTCCATACTTACAATATCTGCATCAACTGCACCAGTATCCGTAGTGTCTTTTGCACTCATTGCAGTTTTATGAGTTCCTAAAATAAAGCTTTTAGTAGCCTCAAGTTTATAGACAAATTCATTACTTTCTGCATCTGTTAGTCTTAAAGTTACAAATTGAGAGCCATGATTAGTTACTCTAACATAAGCTATTTTATCCTCATCAAATTGCGCTCCAGCGACTGCTGATGCATGAGTAGTATATAATGTTATTTCTGATGTAGGGCAAGTTATTACTCGCTTAAAAATATCGTTAACAGTTATAGTTGTTGCTACTGATGTAGCTGTGTCCATAACAGTAGTACCTACATCTAAGGATTCTGTTATTGTTACTGTCATTGTTCCTGTGGCTATTGCCATAATTAATCTCCTATTTGGTCTCCTTTATCCCCTGTTATTCTTTGCATTTCTGCTTGATACATAGCTTGAATAGATTGCATTTGATTATTTAGCATATTGAGCATTTCGTCATCTTCATCGTCTTGAATCGCATCACTTATCATTGTTTGTAAAATATATAAAGAAGCTTTTAATGCTATAGCATGTTCTAATTCATTTGGAAGTCCATCTATTGCTGAAAGACTTTCTGTGGATGCTCCTGTTGGATAAGTTATATAATAAACTTTTGCAGCTTCTGCTAAATCTGTTCCTGCAGCAGTTGGAGTTGGAAATACATTTAAAAGAGTTGTTCCAGTCTCAGGGTCCTCTGTATATACAGGCGAGCCTTTTGAAGGAGTATAAAGACTTGCTCCTCCTACTGTTATCTCTTTAAATGTAGTTATATCTACCTTTTCGCAAATTCTTGCTACAGCATTCGCATCAAACCTTATAACTCTTAATATTTTCTTACCTTCTATTGCATAAGTTGTATTATCTGTATATAAATCAGCAGGAGCAACAGCATATTTTAATAGTAAAGAAGTAGGTGCTAAATCAATAACTTCAGCACAAGCTACTTCTATTGCTTCATCTTCGCTGTTAATACTATTACTAGAATAATCGAATCCGATTAAATCTTGTATTCTTTGGCCTATTTGTGCAGGCATAAATTACCTCGTTAAGTTATTTTTTCTTCTAGTATCAGGCTTAACTCCATTAAATGGTTTTCCTATACTGCCCGAATATACAAACTTTTTTACTTTTTTAGTAGACATTTATTCTAATTCTCTTTTCCAATCTGAGCCAGCTAATTCTGTTCTTATTTCACTATGATTATAAGTAGTCATTCCGTCAAAACAAGAAGGAGTATCTCCATCCCATTTAAGTATAGCTTTACTTCCATCTAATGTTTTTCTTAAGCTTTCAACTCCTGATTGTATAGCATTAGCTATCATTTCATCAGTTATATCAGACACGTTAAGTATTACCCATTTTCTATTTTCATACATTACGGTGTATCTCCTTGAAAAAGTGCACCACTAATAGTGCCATTATTACTATTATCACTCATATCATATACAGTAGAGCCTAAGCCTTTTTCTATGCCATCGCCCATTCTCCACCAAGATACAAGGTTTTTTGATAAGGACCCTTCTTTATGATTATAAGGCTCTCTTCCATTATATATCATATTAATCTGAGAACGACTTAAATTAGTATTATATATAGCAGTGTCCGATATATTTCCATAAGCAAACTCATTCTCTGAAGAGTCTGTTCCTATTTTTAAATTATCACTAACATCAGGTATTGCTATAAATGAGCCTCCCGTAGATGTTGGAGCCCACTCAACCCCATTTATATAAAAAAACATAGTATCATTAGTATTAGAGTATGATACAGCTACATGATTCCACTTATTTATCTCACATGTCCCAGCCAATGCTAAAGAGTTTCTATACCAAAAACCCCCACTAGATGTGCTACTTCCAACTGAAAACCTCATTCTTCCGTCGCTAGTACCAGGGTCTAGATTAAATTCAAAGCCAGAACTATTGTAATCTCCTTTTGATATAAATACTTGAGTATTAGTGTCTTTGTATTTTATCCACATAGATATTGTCATATCATCTAACCCATCAAGAGTTGTAATATCTCCAAAACTTAATTTATCATCAGTTCCGTCAAAAGATAAAGAAGTTTCATCTCTAAATACATCTCCATTTATTGTTGCTATTCTTCTGCTCGGAAACATTAACTTTGAACTATGCCAATTCTAAGTTTTAAATCAGTTGTTGCAGCTGGAGTATAATTTCCTCCGCTTCTATTAATAGCATGCACCCAAATACTCGTAGTGGTTGAAGCAGCTTTTACAACTAAACCTACATTAGATTTTACGCCTATTTGACTATCTACTAAATCTGACCAATTAGATACAGTAACGGCTCCTAAAAAACTTCTAAATGTTGAATCTAAGTCAGCGACACTATTTCCTATAGCTGAACCTTCATCATCAGCTATTGCTGTGCTTACCTGTGAAAATAATAATTCTACAGTAGGGGCTTCATCGTCTTCATCTAAAAGCATTATTGATTGTATAATCGCTGTCCCGCCTTTTACTTTAACTGCATTAGCTATCTCTATTGATTGAGCTATAACATCGTTATCAGCATGAGCTTCTGCATCTGTAGTGAGCGTAACATCGATTAAATCAACATTCATTTCATTCAACCTTTGATTAGTTGAAGTCATACCAGGCCTCAATTGGGTTACTGAGTTCCCAGCATGTGTTATTGTTAAATCACTCATTCTTTCTCCTAAAAGTTAATGTAAGGGGACCGAAGCCCCCTTACGATTATTTTACCACTTACTATGATGGGTCCTTACCTACGCCACCAAAGTCGCCATCTACCATACTTACATTATCTTCATCAACAATACAAGTTAAAGTAATAGTGTTTGCACTCTCATCACCATCAGCTGTCCAACCTATGTAATAATAAGGCATAGGAACAGTGTTTAAATCAAGAATATCAACATTATTACCTGTTGCTGTAATATCAGCAACTAAGGCATCAGAGACTAAAGTGACTTTAGAACCTCCAGCTTCCCAAGTACCATGTAAAGATATATCTAAATTACTACCGCTTACGGCACTAGCATTTAGAACTACAGTTACATTTTTATTAGTAACTTTAGGGTCGAACTTAAAGAAGTCGATTTCAGTACTATAACCTATTGTCGCACTTGATGGTAAAGTATATGTTTCCTGATATACTGTTTTACCATTAGCACTAGTTTTAGTAAAAGCCATTAGTTACCTCCTACTTAAGAAAACTTAAGAACTGCATGAGTTTCAGGGAGACTAATCTCTAATCCAGCTTCTGTGATAACTTGGTCTGTACGACCGTCAACACCTGGATTTTGAACATTAGTTTCAATGAAGGTATCTCGACTAATACCATTACCCACTAGTGGTCTGTATGCTACATTCTTCATATCAACAGCTACGCAATAATCTTCATGCATGCCTCTTAATAAAGGCTCAGCAACAAAGTGTAAATTACCAAATATAGTATTTACCATTGTTACATTATGCCCAAAAGCACCAGGAATTGTATTAACGTCTAGCTTGTATTGAGATGTGCCTACTGAATTATTTAAGAAAGAGCCACTACCTAGTTTATTTAAATAAGTAATAACTTTTCTAGAAGCAAGAACTAGTTTATTTCCAGAGTTTCCACTTTCAGGTGCAAAGAAATCTTCCATTGCATCTAAGAAAGCATCGTATCCAGAAGAAGCATAAGACATGTTATAAACCTTACCATTAGACTCAGTATAAGGAACAATTCCCCAACTTTGTCTTACAGGTATTGCGGTCGTACTTGTCTCATTTGATGAAGAACCATAGCCAAATAACATAGCTTGTTCTATATCCATCTTATGCTCCATTAACTTATCTTGCCAGATTCTTTGAAACTCATTCTTAACGCCTCTATATTCTGTAGCCATAGCTGTGCCTGAAAAAATATTCATTCCAGTTTTGAATATTTGACAATATCCTTCTCTGTCGAACAATTTATCCTCCCAACCTACAGGATTAGCAGAACCCTCTTCCCAAGAAGAGCCAATTACTTGACCTTTGTTAAGAGCACTAAAAGTTAAAGTTCCAGAAGTTGGAGTATCAAGAGGTACAATTTCATCACCACCACCTGTTACAGTTATAGTAGTTATACCACTAGAACCGTCAGTTCCTGAATGAGCAATAGTTGCTCCATCATCTATTCTAAAACGATAGATATTACCATCGTCAGCTTTCATCGCTATTACAGCGCCTGGAACTATAAAGTGGCAGGAATTATTTGTTGCATCGCTTGAACTTCCACTTATTTTACCATATTTATCATAATCACAGGATAGTACCAAATTGTCACTATCTGCATTTGCAATTGTTGGTCCTGCTTCAAAAGTCCATGTTACTGCTGTAGAGACTTTGAAGTTTCTTCTTTGCCATTGATGGCGTTGTTCTAGAAATTTAAACACAGGGTCATTTGTTGGTTTCTTTGCAACTTTTGATAGATATACAAAGAAAGGACTTTGTTGAGGAGCTAATTCTGCAACTCTATCTCCAAAGTTAAACTGTCTCCGTGTGTCATCTAGAGAAACGCCAGCGTTTGACGTATTATATTGATTATTACTATATACGCTTGCCATTTTTCTATTTCCTAATTAACACCCAATCCTTTCAACTGCTTTCGCCTTCAAGGTGAGTGCCCCATACGGGATTTTACCAAGGATTTTTACTTTTAAAATCCGATATCATGTTATCCATAATTTGGTCTTCTGATGAAGGTTGATTCTGACCAGCTGTAGGTTGCACACCCATAGGTTGTGGAACTTGTTGAGCTCTTTGAGCTTGCTGGAAAGATTCAGAAGGTTGAGCTGTTTGCGGTGTTTCTGCATTTGTAGCCATACCTTTTTGCATTCTATACAGTTGAACCAAATTATCTACCGTTATAGATGAAGGGTCTGACATAGTTTTGATAAATTCTTGAGTTTCTTGTTGACTCATACCATAATGACCTTGAACTAACTCAGACACTTCACGCATTTGATTTGCTTGTTGTATCTTTGCTTGTCTCATTTTTTCTGCTTCTTGTTGCTGAGTTTGCATCTTTTGAATGTTCTCTTGCACAATAGCATTGTCATATTGACCTTTCAACATAGTATACTCATCCATATTATCTCGCCATTCATCAACTTCATCTAAATACCTAGCAGATTCACTGTTAGGGTCTTCATAAGCTTCTTGCCTATTGAAGTTACGAGGTTTACCAGGTCTTTCTGGGGGTGGAGGAAATTCCTCTTTAGCTTGCTCAGGAGCTGGTGCTTGCTGAGGTTGCTGAGCATTAAATTGAGATTGATATTGTTGCATTTGCTCTTGCATTTGCTTTAATTCATTCTCTCTTTTAGCAGCTTGAGATTGCCAATACTGAAATCTAGTATCGTCATTCTTTGGGTCTACTGGTTGTTGAGGTTGTTCCTGTGTTGAGGGTGCCTCTTGTGGGGCCTCTTCTCCAGATGCTCCTGTAAACGCATCGGTTGGAGTTAATGTATTATCTTGCGTGGAGCTCTCTGGTGCAGGTTGCTCTGTTTGAGTTTCGCTAAATACGCTTTCATCAAATAGAGGATTTGCTGTTTGAGAGGTATCCGTTCCTTGATTATCTACCATTATTCTTTCTCCTGTTTTTTAGCCTGCTTCTTCCCACCAGAAGAAGGTTGAGGCTCTTTTGTTTTGCTAAGCTCATCTGAAACTTTTCGCTTAACGGTGGAAAGTACGTCATCAAGACGTTTTTCATAAAGTGTACTTGCAGCTGAAGATTTATTGCCTATCTTATCAAGGTCAGCTTTAAATTTCTCAATCTCAGCTTTCTTGCGTAAGTTAATAGCTTCTCTATCTCTGGTTTGTAAGTCACCTTTAAGTTTTTTAATCTCTTCTTCAGAAGCCTGAAGGGCTTGTTGTAATCTTCCAATTTCACCCATTCTTTCCTGAACGCCTTCAGCATCAAAGACTTCAGTTTTCTTAAGAACTTCTTGTCTATCAATAAGACCCATTTGATAAGCATCTTTGTAAAACTCAAGTTCCGCATATCTGTTAGACGGAAGTGTTGAGCCTGCAACGCAAATTACATCATACTTACCTATGGTTATATCGTTAAAAATTTGTATTTCTCCTGTTTTATCATCAACTAATCGTTGATTCATAACAAATTCACTTAAAGAGTTATTTGGTTGAACAACTCTAAATACCTTTTTAGTTGTATAAAGTTGCTGCATTAAAGGTATGGCAACTTGTGCAACTCTTGTTAAACCTGCTTCTATATCAGCAAGTTTAGATTTAATTTTTCTTTGACCAAACTCATCCAAGCTAATAGTAGCTTTATAGGTTTGAGGGGCTGCAGCTGTATTTCCTTGCATCATTTCATATATACCTAATTGATGGTCTATGTCATTTTTAGCAGTCATTTCATTTTGATAAAGTTCGTTAGGTAATGGTGAAGGTTGAACAGGCATTGGAGCACCATCTGTTGGGTCATAGGATATCGCAACACCAGGTTGAGCCCACTTTTGTTCAAATTCTGCCATATCAACACTGCCTTCAGGAACAAGTATTTTTGTATTTGTACTAGTTGTCGCATGTGCTATTATTAATGACCTCGTTTTATTTATATATTCTTGCATTCCTTTTACAAGCCTAACATCGCTTACTGGATAAGGACTTCTTGTATGAATGTTGATAAATGGTACTATCGGATATTGGTCTATCGGTAATATTCTTTTATATAAAAGCTTATCGCCAATTACAACACACTGATGTACTCTTGTAGATAAAACCTTAACTACCTCTATTACTCCTTGCTCTGCTAATTCAGAGAAAGTTACTTGCTCAACTTGAATCTGAGATTGGCTAGGTTCTGGAACAGCAGCATCTGCTCCTAAACCTTGTTGTCTCATTTGCTCTTCCATAGCCATAGACTCTTGCATCTGTCTAACTTGCTCTTGTTGCTGCAATTGCTGAATCAATGCCTCAGCTTGCCTTGGGTCAGTTAAAATGCTGCCTTGGATTATCCAGGCTGGCTTTTGAAGATATTCGTTAAATTTCTCTTCATCAAGAAGGTTTTCTTTACCACTAAAAGTTTCAAAAATCCTATATTCTGGGATATGGCATTTATAATATCTTTCATACCCTCTAACATAATTTGTGTTATCTAAAGTTCCAACATCTTCAGGGAAATGAACCTTGCCATCAAAATCCCTGCCAGTTTCTGGAGCATTAAAATCCTGCTCGCTATTTGCTTTTTCTATATCCTTTTTATACATAGGATATAGTTTTTTAGCTTGGTCTTTTGTAAATAACCTAGATACAATTATATTTTCTGCATCATCAAAAAATCTATGCTGACTATTAGGGTCAACATAAACATCTAAAGGGTCTATATCATGCATACAAACTTCACCTTTTCCCATATCCATCATAGGGTCTTGGTAAACTTGTATGAATCCTAGTCCTGAAACATAGTAATCATCTACTACTTTTCTTATAACTGTTCTGCCATCAGATATATCATACATGTAAGAAAGTAAAGCACTTACAACATTCGCTACTTTTTTATCCGAATCTTCTCTTGGAGCTACTCTAAAGGAAGGTCTATTCGCTGTTATCATTGCTTTTGCTGTTTCTACTGCAGGATGAATCCTGTTAACAACAATAGGAGCTTGACCTCTTTTCTTTAAAATATCAGATTGCTCTGTAGTCCATTGCTTGCCTAGTCGAAACTCTTTATCTTCTTTAGCTTCAATGGCCCAAGTATCTCTTTTTTTGGAATAGCGTTGATATATATCTATGGTTTCGTTTACAAAATCACGCTCGCTATGAGCAGGTTTAGTATTTTTATCTTTATACGCCATAATTTTTACCCCTAATATACGTTACATTGTCATCCAATCCAACACCTTTTTTACTGGACCCTTTTTTATACTATCTGGGTCATACTCTTTTACTCTACAAACCTTGTGTCCATCTAGTGCAGTCCATACTGCATCCATCACATCATCATGCTTACCTCTTGGGTAAGATAAAAATTCTTGTTGAGGTATAATATCCTCTGGTCTAAAATAGAAAAGCTTTCTTGCAAACATAGGAACTAGTGATAATAATCTTTCACTTTTAGAGTTTCTAGGTTTTACACCGCTTTCTAATCCTGGTATATAAATATTTTCATCGCTCATCATCTCTCTAACAGCTACTCTTAATGCTTCTTGATAACCTACTGTCTCAATTTTCATTCTTCTAGGTCTGTACTTTTTAAATGTATCTATTAAGACTTTCGGTTGTTCAGCAGGCGATATACGATTTCTATAAATGTCGACAACATACTTATTATTGTCATTATCGACAGCAATAGTAGCCACAACAAAAAAATCAGCCCTAGCAGAAAGAGAACTGGCAGGGTCAACACCACAATAGACATCCACTGGTTTAATTTCCTTATCATCTCCAACCTCCCTTACTAGACAATTTTGTCCATCTATTCTTTCAAAGTCATAGTGATGAAGCTGAACCCATTCTGGTTTAAAAGGCGAATCATCTGGAGATTGAGCGATATTCATATACTCCTGATAAAACCCATTTAAGTTACCTACGGATTCAAACTCCTTTTTTATCCCTAATATCCTGCTCTTTGGAAACCTTTCTGGCCAAATACTCTTTTCTTCTTCATCCCATATAGAGTACCATAATGTTTTCCAAGCATCTGATTCTTTAGCCCAGTATAAAAAACAATCTTCCGATATAACTGTTCCTATCATACATATTTTTCCTTCATCAGAAAGAGAAGGGATAACTGCTTCTGTCATCCACTTTCTATTTTTAGCCCTAGCTTCTCTAGTAAAAGCATTTAGTTCTGACTCAAAGTCATCTACTATGACAAGATTGGGTCTTGTATCTCCTTCAATAAATCCCCTAACTCTTTGCCCTGTACCTACAGCAATAATACGAGTACCATTTGCTAAGACTATATCAGTATGAGTCCACCTTGCTGCAGTATTAGGTCCCATATCTCCAAAAGTGTTTTTAAAATTCTGGCTATGTGTTAAATGATATTTTATTCTTGATAAGAAGTTTATTGACTGTGCTTGAGATTCGGATATGATAACTATAAATAAATCTTCGTCACTTTTCTTAAATGCTACTCTCCATAGTGGGTAGATGAGAGTGGTAACAGTGCTCTTAGCCGTTCCTCTAGGGGCAGCTATTAGCACTCTCCTTTCGTCGTCGTCAGCTAAGGCAGAATACACCTCATGATGGAACGGGGGTGTGTGTTTACGGAGGGCAGTCGGGAAGCAGTGCCTTCCAAACAACGCCATATTGTTCCGTAGCTTCTGAAGAGCTCTTAACTCCTCATACTTAGCTTCATAATCCATTAATTATCTTTTCTTTTTACGTAAATTTCTTGCACTAATAGCTGCCGCTTTCTTTCTAGCATCCGCCTTAGATGATGCTCCCCAAGCTCTAAGTGATAGCAATAATCTAGTTGGTCTACCTTTGCTATCTCTTTCTGGACCAGGCATATTTCCCATTCTTGCTAAAAAACTAGCTCTTCTGGGATTGTCTCCTGATTTAACGGGAGCTCTTAATGTTCCACCTTTATAAGAGGCTCTACCTTTAGCGTTTAAACCACCTTTAGGATTTTTACCTTCTTTTCTTTGCCATGCTGGTGTTTTAGCCACTATAAGACATCCTCTTTTTTAATCCTTTCTTGTTGATAGGTTTTGACATTTTTTTAGCCGCTGCTTTAGCTGCCTTTTTACCTGCTTTTGTATATGCGTATTTTTTTCCACCTACTGTTGGCATTATTCATCCTCCTTTATTGTTGTTCTTTGAGCCATAAGCTTTTGCTCTTCTTCTCTAAGCTCATCTATAAGTTTAGTAGTAGAAGTAGCTTCAATAGTATCTGTAGTTTTAACAAGATGCTTATCTTTCATTCCATGCATATCTTGTAAATTCTCTATTGCTCTCATAAGGTTAGTAACATCTTTTTTATCTCTAGCCATACCTATCGTTCTTTCTAATAGGTCAAGAGTATAGTTTTCGGTTAAACCATGCTCTGTTAGTAATTTACTTAGCTCGTCTCTTACCATACCTTTAAATACCTCCGTTCTCATATTACGTTTGACTCTTCTCTCGGTGTTCGAGTCTATTTCACCGTAAACCTTAGCTATTGTTTTATTTGTATCCATAGTCTGTGCATAGACCATGGCTAAATTCTTCATTTTTTCCTGTTTCGCCTTAACTTCAATAGGCCTTTTGCCAGTAAGCGTAGTATTAGACTTTCTTCCTTTAACTTTAAGTTCTTTTGAAGTATATTTCGGATTATAAAAAGTATAGCCCCATGCAAACCGTAGATAGACATTATCAATCTCATGGTTCGACCCGTACCGTCTCTTTTTAATAACTTTTGATACGAAACCGTCATCGGATAAAGCCCATCCCCCTTCTTTCGCTTCCCTCCAGGGGGAGTAATCAATGTTCTCTTTATCTGCTTCTTCTTTGGTGTAGATTTCATAGGTTTTTTTACCTATATCTTTATGATTAATCGTAATAGTATACATTATTCATCAATATGTTTTAACAACAGTGCTACAAATACAATAAGAACACAAAAAGTAACTACTATACCTGTAAACATTAATAATTACCTAGTAAGTAGCCTTTAACATCTTTTAAATAGTCCTTATCATCAGCCCCTCTCCATGTTTTTATAAACTCATCTACATCACCACCAAGCCTATTTAATTCATGCATTATGAGTTTTTTAGATATATTTTCATACATCTCTTTATCCTCTTTAGAAAAGCTCCCTATTCCGCCATAATCATAATGTCCAACGTAATTACCAAATTCATCCATTTTACTTTCAGGCATATCAGCTCCTCCCCATTTTAAGAACTTTTGCCCTTGAGGAAGGAACACATTATTTATCCAATCTATCTCATCCTTTGTGATATTCTTTATTTTTGTATAACCTGTACCTACATTATGCATCATAGAGCCTTCGCCTGCTGTTAATTGAACGGGTCCAAAGGCAGAGGAGCCACTACCTCTAACTTTTGTACGAATCCATGGGTCATAATCATCTCTGTCTATAAAACCTTGATGCTCTTTTTTCATTAAAGCATTATACATTCTAGCTATATATTCGTCATCTACTGAGTCAGAAATAACCCTCCTATCTCCAACTAATTCATTTACTAAAGAATCAACCATTAGTACTTAGATGCTCCTGGTCTTCCTTTCTTTTTGCTCTTATAAGCCTTTATAGCTGCTTTACGCTTTTTCTTATCCATCTTACGTTGCTTTGCTTTCTTATTTGGCATTATATAAATTATCTCCTAAAATAGTCATTTGGTGGATAATATACAACAAATAGACCAATTTCCAAAATTTTTATTAAAAAATATTTTTAGACCGATGTTAGTAAGTAAAGTACCTAGGTAGAAAGGTATTTATCTTTAGTTGTAACTTAATGATATCACTTAGGTATTACTAACTAGTTATACTAGCTAGTTATAACTAGGAATATAATCAAATAAATAAACTATGCAAGAACTTTTTTTATAAACCTTCTAAATTGGGGTGAGTTTGGGGTAGTTACCCCTAATACCCCCTGCTTGTGTATTCTGTGTATTCTCTTCGGTACCACTTTTGAAAAATTGTGTCAAGAATGTTTACGTGTGGTATACATAGATGGTACCCGCTTGGTTTTACGGGCTATGGGGTTAGACTAGGTTGAAAGTAGGTCAAACCAAGCGTTAACCATCTGTCTCCCCCTTAGACTATGCAGTATTAACTTAATAAACATAAAGGAACTAATAATATGAATGCAATTAAAGAGTTATTGAATAAGATTTGGTTGAACAAGAAAGATGTTTCAGCAAAGTATGTTGGTGAAACTGAAGAGATAAGAGGCTATACATTTAGGAGTCTAGATGTTAGTGCTATTGAATCAGTATTACCACAATTGCAAGATGAGGCATCTAAGCTTGATATGACTGTACGCTTTGGCAAAGGTCAACTAGAGTATGGCAATGGTTGTGATTTCTTCAACAACAAGCCTATTAGAAAGTCTTATCTCTATGTTGGCAAAGATACTAGAGAAGAGCAATCTGTTGATGTATTAGACGCTCTAGCTTAACTATTACTAAGAGGGTTATCCTGTACGTATGTGCGGGATAATCTCTCTTTATTTATATATATCTTACACATAATGGTAAGTGTATATGCTTGTATTATACAAAGTAATTCTCCAAAAATGTGCCTTTTCAGCTAACAAATAACTTGCATTATGCAAGCTTTATAAAGCAAGGTTTGCACATAATATCCTTGCTTGTAAATTTAAATATAGGAGGTAATGATATGTACATTTTAAGTACAATAGTAATGGCTATATTAGCTATAGCACTAGTCGCAGTCCCTATTATCATTCTAATGACAGATGAAGATAAATGGGATTCATAACCAAGGAGCAAAAATGATAAGCAACCTAGATAGCAAGTACAGAACAAATAAGTATGCAGGTGGATTAATAGTCACAGTATTCAAGAAGAACACTAAGCAGGTGAAAAAAGAAATTAGTGGTATTCCAACTTTGAGAGAAGCTGTAAATGTGGCAGCAATATAAATTCACACCTGCTTGGACTAAGGTACAATGGATTCATTGGGCTACAAATAAGTGGCCTAATGAGTCTGTTAGTAAGTTTAAGCAGATGCATAAAAAACAATTAATAGCTATATATCATAGCATTAAATAACATTAAAAAGAGAGTCAATAACTGGTCCTGTAGATATGCCTGTAAAGTTGCAAAAGCAGGTTGTGGAAATGTTCACTCCACATTAAATGTCCTGAGAGGAATATGTGAGGCTCTCTTTTTATACTTAAAATTGGAGGTAAGTATGGCACCTATGTGGTATAAAGATGAAGAAGATAGTTTTAATAAAGATGCATTATTACACAAACTACAAAGCGAGGTAGAAGGTATGATAACAGGATTAACAGATAAGCAGAAACAGCTATTTCAAGAAGATAAGTATGTATTAGTAGACACAATAATACTACTAGAAAATAAGTTAAAAGAAATACGTAAAGTAGTCAAATATCAACAAAATGAGCTCGAATTATGTAAAGAAGAGATAGAAGAAGAAAGACAAGCTAGATGTGCAGCAGAAGGTGCTCATATCAAAGCTCAAGAAGAAATAGATGGCACAGAAAAGCCTGTAAAATTAGAAGATAACCTAAGCTTTGACGAGAAAGTATTAAGAGCTATTGGTAAATACGAAGAAGAGACTATAAAAGAGGAGGGTGAAAATGGTCAACTCTAATTATATAGGCAGTTCTTGTGATACGCACTTAAATAAGGAAGCTGAGCAGGCTTACGAAAACTTTATGAAAGATACTTTTTATTGTATCTTATGTGAATATCCTCATATAAGTGTGAATCACAAGCCTCATTCTCAATGTCAAACAGAATATGAACTACCAGAACATTTAGAAGAAAATTATTAGGAGGTTATATGGCAAGAAGAAAGTACAAGCCAAAGCCTCCTAAGAAAATGTCAGAAAGAAAGAAACAAAAATTAAGACATTTCGTAGAAAATCATATGAATAAAAAAGATAAATCTAGAAAGAAATATCCAACTCTAACAAAGAAACACGGAGTTGTGATAAAACCTAAAGGAGATAAGGTAAAATGAAGCTTAGAAAAGAAATAGTACACTTAACATTCTGCAGTATAGTAGTATTAGGTATAATGCATTTTTTAACAAGACCTAAGGTATATACTCAAACAGAATATATAAATGTACCAGAAATAGAATATGTAGACAGAGAAATAGAAAAGATAGTCGAAGTCCCAGTAGAAGTAATTGTAGAAGTACCAATAATAACAACAAAAGAAGAAGTTGATGAAGAAGTAGCAACCTCAAATAAACAACTAGAATATGATAATATAGATGAATTTCGTGCATTCAACGATGGAGTGGCTGTTAATAGTGATTGGAGGAACGCTGAAGAGGGAGAATGGGTACTTACTGACGATATGCATGTTGTTCAAATCCTTAAAAAGTTTAATGTTGGTGGAAAAGATTGTGTTCGTACCCTATGTGGGACATTTAAGATAGCGAGTTCGCACAATATGCTTGGAGAAGACGGTATTGTAGAGAATATCTATTCATTTTCTGGTAAAAACTCTGATATTACAAAAGAATCACCAAGAAAGAAGCTATTTGCTCAATATATCGCAAGTGGTACTGACGTGATTGATGCCTATAAAAGGGTATATCCCACTGCCAAAAGTGAATCTTATATAAAAAAATCAACAACTAGATTACTAAAGACGAAAGAAATTCAAAGTATGATAAAAGACGAAATTAAAAAGTGCTTGGAAGCTGAAGGCGTAACTCCTGAGTGGATTATTGGAAGGTATAAGACCATAGCTGACGTTGCAGATAGAGATACTGATAGACTTAGGTCTCTTGAAAGCTTATCAAAAATAGCTGGAATGTTTGATACGGCTGAAAAAAAGACGGAGCAACTTACTGTATTCGCTGGTTTCACACCTGAACAACTGGAGGAAGTTAAAAATGGAAAAACAGAGCTACTTGCACACACAGAAAGAGAGTCCAAAAGCTAAAGACCCTTGTCCAATTTGTAAAAATGAGTTATATTACAACGACAGGAAAACACAAAGAGTTGGCCTGTTAGATGAATTTGAGGGTATTTATGGGTGGATGTGTCCACATTGTAAGTCCAGATTTACACCAGAAGATAAACCAACCGAATTATATGGAAGTATGAAAGTAGAAGGAGAAGCTTAATGTCTGTAGTTGTTGAAAGGCCTGAAGAGTTTTTTGAAATAGTTAATCACACCTTAGAAGAAGAAGGTGGTTATGTTAATGACCCAACTGACCAAGGTGGTGAAACTAATTATGGTATTAGTAAAAGAGCATATCCTGATGTGGATATATTCAATTTAACTGAAGATGATGCCATAGATATTTATTGGAAAGATTATTGGGTAAGAGGTAAGTGTGATAGAGTACCAAGGCAATTACAAGCAATATATTTCGATATGTGTGTGAATTTTGGAATAACTGGAGCTATTAAAGTCCTACAGGAGACTGCTAGGGCAAAAGGTTCTGATATAAAAGTTGATGGCAAGATAGGGCCAAACACTATCAAAGCAATTAAAAATTTAAGTTTAGAGAGAGTTAGGGCATTTAGGGTACTTAAGTTTGCAAAAATAGTTATAAATAAGCCTGAGCAGATGAAATTCTGGTTTGGCTGGTACCGTAGAAGCTTAAAAATATAAGAGGAGAAAATATGGCGAATGGACATGAAAATATTGATAACTTAATTTTGGATAATGAATTTAGGGATTATTATGATTTAAGTAGTATGATTGAAGTTGCTAAAAACCCAGCTCCAATGGCTATGGGTGCAACTCCATTATATGAAATATTAACTAGGAGTGGTGAACCTAGATATATATCTCAAGGGTTTCGTGGACTTCCAACTGAGGAAAGATATGATTGGGCACAAAATATGGCAAGAAATAGATTGGAAAGAGATATATCTGATACATTAACAACTCTTCAAGCACAACAACTTCTAAGAAATTCAAAAAGAGCAAATAATGTTCCATCTATAACTGAAAAACTATCAGGATATATTAAAGGCTTATTTAAGAAATAAGTGGCTAATCTCAATCTAAACGGAAATGTCTCAAAGAATGAGGAAATACTTCATTTAGCATATAACGATTTAATTACATTTGGGAAGTTGTTCTCTCCTCAAGACTTCCTTGCAACGAAAACTCCTCAGTTTCATAACGAAGTTGGGGAGTTATTAATTAATAAAGATATACAACAATTAGCAATGGTATTACCACGAGACCATGCGAAATCTACAATGGCTGCAACTGCAATCCTTTATAGGTTTTTATTTGCAACCAAAGACAGACCTGAATTTATTGCGTGGATAGGTGAAGCACAAGACCAAGCGACAGATAATTTGAATTGGTTAATGAGTCATATCTATTCAAATCCTGCAATACATTACTATTTTGGAGATTTACAAGGCGATAAGTGGACAAAGACTGAGTTCACTACATCTAACGGTTGTCGTATGATAGCTAAAGGTACATCTCAAAGACTTCGTGGTAAAAAACAATTATCGACTAGATATACAGGTATGGTGCTTGATGATTTTGAATCAGAGCTTAATACTAAGACTCCAGAGGCAAGAATGCATATCAAGAACTGGGTTACTGCTGCTGTGTATCCAGCTATCGATTTCGACAAAAATGGTTTCTTATGGTGTAATGGAACTATTGTTCACTATGATTCCTTCCTTAACAACCTAGTGCGTGAGCACTCTGCTGCAAAGAAGAACGGTGAGGACTTTTCTTGGAAAGTCGTTACCTATAAAGCAATACTTGATAATGGAAATCCGTTATGGCCATCAAGATGGCCACTCAAGAAGTTAGAAGAACGTAAACAATTCTATATAGATTCTGGTACTCCTGCAAAGTTTTATCAAGAGTATATGAATCAAGCCAAATCACCTGAAGACCAAATATTTAGTGAGGAGGATATAACGGATGGATTATACAAAGGGAATGTACGCTATGATGATAGTGCAGATTCGTGGAGAATTGAACTCGAAGATGGGAAGAAAGAATATATTAACATATATATTGGAGTTGACCCTGCTTCGACGATTAATAGCTATAGTGATTTTAGCGTTATTATGGTTATTGGCGTTACTGCAGAATATGATTACTATGTTCTTGAATATTGGAGGAAAAGAGTCCTACCCATGGAATGTGCAGATGAGATATTTAGATTCGTTAAACAATACTCGCCAGTCAGAAGAGTAAATATTGAGACAATTGCATATCAAGAGATGTTAAGAGATTATGTTTATAAGAAGAGTAAGAGTGAAGGAATATTTATCCCTGGTATTGAAAAAGGTATTAAAGGCTATGGCAATCAAAAGAAGAAGGATAGATTATTTGAAGGATTACAGCCAATGTTCAAACAGGGTGCTGTTCATCTAAAAAAGACACATCATGAATTTATTGGGGAACTTTTAGACTTCCCAAAAGGTTCACATGATGATTGTATTGATGCATTCTGGTTATCTACTCAGTATGCTAGAGGTAATCCTAAAGCTGGAAAAACCAAAAGGACTAAAGGAAAAGACGGAAAATACTATAAAAAAGGCAAAATTTATAACTGGATAACAGGTGCAAGACAGTAATTTGCATTTTATATACAGAATATCTTATATTATAAAACATGATTCAAGAAGATATTAGAGTAAAAGAGATACGTGAGCTATGGCGAAGGTGGTCTGATGCACGTAAAGATTGGGATGACCAAGCACGTGAAGATATAGATTTCTATTTAGGTAACCACTTCTCGGAGGAGGAGGCAAACGCTTTAGCTGAACGTAATCAATCTGCCATGCCAATGGATAGATTATATTCTGCTATTGAACAATTCAAAGC